CTGCAGGGTGGCGCGGTGGGCGGCGTTCATGGGTGGCTCCGGGGGCGTGGGAAGGCCCGGCTTACGCCGGGCGGTTGAGGCTGCAGAGGGCGAGAAGGAAATCGGCATCAGTGGCGAGTTCCAGTTCCGCGACGCGCATCGCCTTCACGGCGCTGATGAAGGCCACGGCCTCGCTGGTGACGTCGCGCCCGGCGCGCTTGGCGGCGTAGAGCGCGCTGAAGGCTTCCGTGGCGCGCAGCAACTGCTGCTGCTTGGCGGGCGTGTTGGCGCTGAAGTTCTTGATGATCTGGATCAGGCGGTTCAGGGTCATGGTCGTGATCTCCGTGGCTTGCGTGGGTGAGGGGCTGGGTTCGCCAGCCCCGTTGGGTTCAGAAGTTGTAGTCGTAGAACTTCTTGGGCTTGTGGCTGAGGCCGTACAGGTAGCCGCTGGAGTCCTTCCAGCCGCGCTTGCCGTAGCGAATGCGGATCACACGCGCCTCAGGGTTGGAGGTGATGATCCAGCGCTGGGTGTACTGGTTCACGACCGTGCCGCAGAAGCCGCCAGCCACCCAGTCCATCTTCCACGTGGGGTCGATCTCAGCGCTCATGGCGCGGATCTCGATCGTCTTGTCGCTGATGCGGCGCACGATCTCGAAAGGGTTGACGTCGCTGTAGCCGTGCTGGTTCGCGAACATCTCTTCGGCAAGAATTTCAGCCAACAGGGCTTCGTTGCTGTCCTGCTGCGCGTCAAGGTCGGCTTGGGCTTCGCGGCGGTTGTCGTGCTGGGTGTTCATACTGGTCTCCGTTTGCGTGGTTGAGGCCAGCAACCTGCTGGCTTGATGCGATCTTCCCATCGTCGTTGAGACAATGTCAACACCTAAGGCAAAAATAATTGCAGGTGCAAGATCGAGAAAAATGGGTTCACTAGTTTTTTGATTGAAATCAATGACTTAAAAAATTGACTGACCCTTTTCGCGGTAACCCACCTAACCCTTCTATCTGTTTAATGCTCCGTTTTTGTGTTAGGCCGCGCAGGCCTGCGCTGGCCCGTCAGGGCGCTGGATCTCCCGGAACGGCACGGGACGTCGTGGGACAAGTGGTGGGACAAAAGCGGACAAAAGCGGACAAAAGCGGACGGAAAACCGGACGGACACGGACATACCCTTAGGTATGTCCTGTCCTGTCCTGTCCGGCGTGTCCGGGCAGGCCTCATGGGAGGCCGTAGGAGCGGGGCTGCTGGCGGGGGGCTGCAAGGGGAGGGCCGCGCACGGGACGGGCCGTGGCGGGCAGCGTGGGCGGGCAGGGGTTGCGTTTGCCTCGCGAGTGATGCACCTCTGTGGGCATGGACGTTCAACTGCCAACAGCAGAGGCGCTACAGACGCCCGCCGCCAGCCCGGCCCCGAAGGCGCACCTGTTCAAGAAGGGCGTGAGCGCCAACCCGGCGGGCCGCAAGCCCGGCAGCACCAACAAGGTCACCGCCAGCATCCGCGAGGCCATCGAGACGGCCTGCGCGCCCGGCGCGTGCCACCCGCAGGGGCTGGCTGGCTGGCTGATCGAGCGCGCGCAGAGCGATAACGTGCAGGATCGGGCCATCTTCGCCGGGCTGGTGAGCAAGGCCTTGCCCGCCCAGTTGCAGGCCAGCGTGCAGCACGGGGGCGTGGTCGTGCAGTTGGGCTGGCTGCAGCACCGGGGGGTGGGTCGCGGCACACTCTCAGCACAGTCACTCGCGGCCGACACGCAAGTCATTGATTCACATAGCCTTTTGTCGCACGACCATCGCATTGATGACCCGACGGTCGTGTCCGACGGGGGTGCGCCGACCCCCCATCCCCCCCCAAACCCGGCGGCGGGGGGGGCAGCAGAGTAGGAGTCCCACCCGCTTCTCGCCCGTTTCAATTTTTTAGGTGTTGATTGAACCTCAACGACTACCGCCCCCGATCAGTTTTTTTGCCCCTACACCAGCGGGACAAGCGTTGGGCCGTGGTCATCGCCCACAGACGCTGCGGCAAGACCGTCGCTATGTGCGCGGACATCGTCATTGGTGCGCTGGAGTGTCCGCACCCCAAGCCGCAGTTCGCGTACATCGCCCCGTTCCGCGATCAGGCCAAGAAGGTCGCGTGGCAGTACCTCAAGGACTTGACCAAGGACTTGCAGGCCAAGCCGCCCAACGAGTCAGAACTGAAGTTAATGATCCACACGGGCAGCGGCGACGTCGCCACGATCTACGTGGCGGGTGCTGACAACCCGGACGCGATGCGCGGCCTGTACTTCGACGGCGTGGTGCTGGACGAGGTGGGCCAGATCCGGCCCAGCGCGTGGTACTCCGTGCTTCGCCCGGCCCTCAGCGACCGGATGGGTTGGGCCATCTTCGCCGGGACTCCTGCGGGCAAGAATTTTTTCTGGAACCTGCGCGAAGAGGCCCGCCTGAACCCGGCGACGCACGTTCTGCTGGAACTCCCGGCCTCCAAGACGGGCATCCTTCACCCAGATGAACTCCGCGACGCGCAGGCGCAGATGACGCCGGAGACGTTTGCGGTCGAGTACGAGATCAGTTTCGACGCCGCGCTGCCCGGTGCGTACTTTGCCAAGCAGGTCAGCGCCGCCTACGAGCAGGGCAGGGTGGGCGCGATGCCACCGCAGCGCGAATTCGCGGTCGATCTGGTCGCCGACCTTGGGTACACGGACTCCTGCAGTTGGTGGGGCTGGCAGACCACGCCGGACGGCTACCGGGTTGTGGACTTCTACGAGGCCGACAGCCAGCCCATCGCGCACTACATCGACTGGGTCAAGAATCGGCCCTACAAGGTCGGCACGGTCTGGCTGCCGCACGACGCCAAGGCCAAGAGTTTGCAGACGGGCAAGAGCATCATCGAGCAGTTCCTGCAGGCGGGCATCGTGCCGCGCCTTGTGCCGGAGTTGAGCCTGCAGGACGGCATCGAGGCCGCGCGTCTGGTCATCGACAAGTGCTGGTTCGACGAGGCCGCGACCTACGAGGGCGTGGAACACCTCCGCGCGTACCAGCGCGAGTGGGACGAGCGCACCCAGACCTACCGCAACAGGCCCCGGCACGACCAGCACTCTCACGCCAGCGACGCCTTCCGGTACATGGCGCTGGCTGCGAAGCCTGTGGCTAGACAAACGCCGAAAAGTGATGCACCTCTGTCAACAGGATCGGGGAATCACTACAGTTTTTCCCTCGATGACATCTGGGATTGCAGGCCGCGCGACAGCGGTCGGGTGGGCTGAGGAGGGCGGGGATGCTGAACCGTGGGGTGCTGAACATCGACAGCGGCGGCGTGCGTGTTGCCGACGTCGCCGTTGGCGGCTTCACCCAACAGTTCAACGGTGGCACTCCGACGCAGTCGAACTCCTCGCTGGTCATCACCGCTGACCCACCGATAAATTTTATTGGTGGGCTGGGGTACGCCGAAAACAACCTGTGCATTGCAGACGAGGGCAACATCGTCCAACGGGTTGCCGGGTTTGGGTTGACGGCAACAGGCGCGCTTTCGACGTCCTTCATTGGCCCAGCAGTTAACTGGAACTCAGGCATCCCCTTCAATTCCAGTGGTCGAATGTTGTTGTCGCCAGCGCCGGGGTAAGAAGATATGGAGCAGGCCAACAAAATCCAGTCCGCAAAGGACTTTGCCAGCACCCCGGCTGGCATGGCCTCACTGTGGTCAACGGAAATCGAGGCTGCAGGCAAGGAACTAAAGAAGTTCCACGACACCGCCGACAAGATCAACACCCGCTACCTCGACAAGCGCGACGAGTACGGCGACGTCGAGTCGAAAGTGAACTTGTTCTGGAGCAGCATGAAGGTGCTGCTCTCGCTGCTCTATGCGCGCCCGCCGAAGGCCTCCGTGGCGCGCGCCTTCCTCGACTCAGATGATGACGAGGCGCGCGTTGCGGGGACAATCCTGCAGCGGCTGCTCAATCGCTCCTTTAGCGACACCGTCAGCGCATGGGATTCGGCCCTGCGGCAGGGTATCGAGGACTGGCTTGTTGTCGGCTTCGGTCAGATATGGCTGCGGTATGAGGTGGAGACCGAAGAAGTCCCCGCCAGCATCGACCCCATGACCGGGATGGAGATCCCGGCGACTGAGCGCATTGTCGAAGAAGACGCCGCCGTTGATTACATCTACTGGAAAGACTTCTTTTGGTCGCCAGCGCGCACGTGGAAAGAGGTGCGCTGGGTAGCGCGCCGGGTCTATATGACCCGCGACCAGTTGAACGAACGCTTCGGCGAGCAGATAGCGCGCAGCATCCCGCTGGTGCAGACAAAGTCCACCAAGGACAACGACCAGACACCGAAGTTCGACCCGTGGTCGAAGGCTGAGGTCTTCGAGATCTGGTGCAAGGAACACAAGAAGGTTTACTGGTGGAGCAAGGGCGCGCCGACCATCCTTGATGTGAAGGATGACCCGCTGCAGTTGGAGCATTTCTTCCCCTGCCCGAAGCCGCTCGCTGCAAACCTCACTAGCAGCAACTTCATGCCCCGCGCGGACTACACGTTCGCTCAAGACCAGTTCAAGGAACTGGATGAAATCAACACCCGCATCACGTGGCTCACGCGCGCGACTAAGGTGGTTGGCGTCTACGACAAGGCCGCAGATGGCGTGCAGCGTATGCTGTCCAATGGTGTCGAGAACCAACTGATCCCGGTCGATAACTGGGCGATGTTTGCTGAGACGGGCGGTCTGAAGGGCAAGGTTGACTTCATGCCCATTGACCAAGTGGTAAACGCGATCGAGCGGCTGCGTACTTACCGCGCCGACAAGACCCAGCAGATCTATGAGGTGTTGGGTATCAGCGACATCATGCGTGGCAGCAGCGCCGCGAGCGAGACCGCGACCGCCCAGCAGATTAAGGCACAGTTCGGCTCGACCCGTATCCAGTTGATGCAGCACTACATCGCTGAGTGGGTCACGGACGCGCTCCGAATCAAGGCTGAAATCATCAGCACGCACTGGCAACCGGAGACGATTGCCACGCGCTCTAACATCATGCGAACGCCTGACGCTGCCTTCGCGCAGCAGGCCATTGCGATGGTGAAGAACGAAGAGATGATGGAGTACCGCATCATCGTTGAGGCCGACAGCATGGCAGCGATGGACTGGAGCGCAGAGCGCGACAGTGCCGTGCAGTTCCTGCAGGGCCTTGGCGCTTTCATCTCGCAGGTCGCGCCAATGACTGAGAAGTCACCGGGCGCTGCGCCGTACTTGATGAAGATGCTGCAGTGGGGCATCAGCAAGTTCCGTATCAGCAGCGAGATCGAGAGTGTTCTCGATCAGGCTATCAGCGGGATGCAGAAGCAACTTGCGACACCGCCTCAGCCGCCGCCGCCTGACCCGAAGATTGAGATTGAGAAGGAGAAGATCCGCTCTGCGGAGCGCATCGCGATGATGGAGACGCAGAGCGAGAAG